ATATACCGCCTGAAAGAGGGAAAAAAGAGCAAAAACAGCAAAGCCAAGGTGGAAGCCGGTGCATTCTACCAGATGGAACAATGTACAACCGCATATGACCTGAGTGCGCGCATATATGGTGAATGTATACCTACAGACGGCAATGACAAAGTTCATAAGGAAGTGGAAGGGGGCACAGATTCAAAGATATGGATGAAATGCCCCCACTGCGGGAAACACGTACCGCCCCTGCGCGATCAGTTCAGGGGCTGGCAAGATGCAGAAGATGAACTAACCGCAGCGGAAGTATCCAGGTATTATTGCAACGAATGTGAAACGGCCTGGAACGAAAAAGACCGCGAATATGCCCTTGATAATTACAAAATACTGCACAAGGGCCAAAGCGTTGGCAAAAACGGAAAGATAAGGGGCAAAGAACCGCGCACCATGACCCTGGGGCTGAACTGGCCCCGCTTTCAATCAGGCATGGCCAGTATGGCCAAGATAGCCATAGAAGAATGGCGGGCTGAATTTGCAGATTCTGATACCGATGCCGACCCGAAACAAGCCATATACAACTATCTGTGGGGCATGGTCTACAAGCCAGATATAGAACTGCTGCCAGAAATGACCAAGGAAATAGTATTATCAAGGATAGCCCGCAGCCTGCGGTATGAAGTGCCACCGCAGACAGAAGCCCTGACAGTATTTATTGATGTTGGATTATATACCTGCTGGTACACCGCATGGGCTTGGTGGGGTTATATGCAGGGCCGGTGCATAGACTATGGATCATTTAACGTACCGCAGAACGTGGCGCATCCGCGCATAGCCGTGAAGAACGCACTACTGGAATTTGACAACAATGTATTAAAGAACGGTTTTATACGTGATGATGAAAGCATATACGTGCATGATATGTGTTTTGTTGACATGGGGTATCAGCGTGATGCCGTGTATGACTTCATCCTGACCGTAGATCGAGGGCAGACGCGGTACCGGGCAACCCAGGGTGACGGATCAAACAAAAATGAAAAATGGTCAGATGCCAAAGCGCGCACCAAAACCAAAACAAGAATATTGGGAAATCACTATTATACCGAAGTGCAGCCTTCCGGTATATTCCTGACACACCTGGATGTGGATTGGCTGAAAACCCAAATACATAATGGCTTCTTTGCACCTGAAGGTGCCGATGGTGCCTTAACATTGTATAATGTTAAAGACCCAAGGGAACATGTTGACTTTGGAAAACAGATTGCAGCGGAAGCACCGGAGATCCAGAAAGACGGTTCTATTAAATGGATCGTATTAAACAGAAGAAACCATGACTTGGATTGTTCTGCTGGGGCATTCGGTGCCGGGTTATTTTGTGGTATGATCCTGTCAGAAGAAACCGGCCCCCAGATCATCCACACTGATCAGCCGTCAAATGCGCAGCGCGAAACCAGACCATGGATCAAGAAAAAACGGGGGGGATGGCTTAAACGGTGAACGCCAGAAAAAAGAAACCATGGCTTGGCAGAGTGCGCAGGAAAAAACCCGAACAACCCCCGCCCCCACCGGAAAACCCGTCAAATTATGGAACTGTATATTACCCGGTAGAATGCCCAGAATGCGAAACAGAACACGTAAAATGCTATAGAACAGTAGATACAACGCGATATTACGTATGTTATGATTGCGGGCTGCGCTTCAAGGCAAATAAAGCCAAACCCCCGAAATAGACCCTTTACCAATATTTGGTATATCCCCGGTTGACAAAAAAAGCGCGTATTGCATAATATTATCTGATGATCTTTAAATAGATATTGAAGGGCTGGAAACATGAAACGCTTTATTTAGGAACAGAATATGTGGCTGAAAAATCCCGTAGTTTCATCAGAAAGTTTTAACCTTGACACCGCATCAATGATCCAGATAAACACCAGAAATCCCAAAAGCATCAAGATAGTAACTTCAACAGGCGCGACTAAAACCATCACAGAAGAAGCATGTTCTGATAAAAAAGACGTTGCCAAGAAACAGTATGAAGCAACGCTGAAAAAGGTCAAAGCTTACTTGAAAGAGAAAAGCTTATAAACCCGCACAAAACCAACCGGTTGAACAAAAGGGAATCTGCTGTCTACCCGCAGGGCAGCAGATCCCTTTTCATTAAGGGGGTATGATGGCTGCCACCACACAGCAGATAATTGATGCGCTGAATGATGCGATACTTGCCAAGATCCAGGGCAACGTTGTGCAATCATACACCGTCAATGGAAAAGATATCAAATACATGTCACTTAAAGATCTGCGTGAATTCCGCAAGGAACTGATGGCCGAAATAGCCCAGGCCAAGGGTGAAGGCAACGTGAACTATGCTGATTTTACGGATACCAGGTAATGCGCAAAAAATTCAGACCGAAAAAGAAGCTTACAGACCGCCTGGCACGGGGGCTTGATAATTTCATCCGTATCTTTTCACCGCGTATGGCATATGCCCGCGAAGCGTACCGGTTTGCCAGCGAACACATGTTCAGTTCATACAGCGGTGCTTCTTCAGCCCGGCCGAACGGCAGCTGGATAGGAACAGATAACAGCGCAGATTCAGACCTTATACCCGAACTTGATACCCTGCGTGAACGTTCCAGGGATATGGTGCGTAATGACCCGATAGCATCAGCGGTAATAGAAGCCATGACCCTTGGCGATATAGGCACGGGCATACGCCCGCAATCACGCCTGAACAATATCATGCTGGGCATAAGCGATACACAAGCGCAGACAGTGCAGCGTGAACAGGAACACGCCTGGGAAAAGTGGGTGCCCTATGCCGATGCTTCCCAGATATCAGACTTTTACGAACTTCAAACCCTTGCTGACCGGCAGATACTGGAAAACGGTGAAGCAATATTCCTGATCCGCAGATACCAGGACGGCCGGGGCAGATACAAGCTGTATCTGCAATCCATAGAAAGCGACCGCCTTGACACGCCCGGTGATCTGGGCCGTGCAGAAGGCGTGAACATAAGGGGCGGTGTTGAATACGGAAAACGCAACCAGCCCATCCGGTATTGGATAAGAAAAAGCCATCCCGGCAGTTCGGGCAAATTCTACAGCCCTGATTCTCAAGAATACATATCAGTTGAACCGTTTGACAGGTTCGGCAATCCCAATATACTGCACCTGTATTTTGTTAAACGGCCGGGTCAAAGCCGTGGCGTGCCGTTCCTTACTCCCATATTGATGCTGCTGCGTGATTACGGTGAATACCGTGAAGCGGAAATAGTGGCCAAGCGCGTGCGTGCGTGCTTTTCCATGCTGGTAACAACTACCGATCCATATGGTGCTTCCCGTGGCGCAGCCAATACGACCAACGCATCAGGCCAGCGCATAGAGGAAATGGAGCCGGGCATGGTCAAATACCTTGGCCCTGGTGAGGACATAACGACCATTGAGCCTGACAAGCAGGCTGACAAATCCTATGAATTCATGGAACGGCTGCAGCGTGAAGCGTTTGCAGCACTTGGTATGCCTTATGAAGTGATGGCAAAGGATTTTTCAGGAACTACCTATACATCAGGGCGCATGGCACTGCTTGAAGCGTGGCGATACTTCCAGGTGCGCCAGGAATGGCTGAACTTCAAGATGAACCGCCCCGTGTGGGGTATGGTTCAGGAACAGGCATACCTTTCAGGTGATGTATCCATAAACAACTTTTATGAAATGCGTGAAGAATGGACACGCACGGTGTGGATACCCCAGGGCAGGCAATGGGTAGACCCGCTGAAAGAAGTAAAAGCCCATGTGGAAGCGGTCAACAATTATCTGGGAACAATTGACGATTCAACCAAATCCCAGGGTAAGAACTATGAAGATACCATAACACAGCGTGGCCGTGAAAAGAAGCTGATCAAATCCGTAGAACAGAACAATTCAGTACCTATAACAGAAGGAAACCAAAATGAAAACTAATTACCATGTTAAATTACTTGCTTCCGACACCCCCCATGAAAGAAGTGTAACTAAATTTGGTGATGAAAAACTTGGTATTCCTGTAGATGTAAAGATAAAATGGCTGTTCTGTGAGAACGGCCCGCAGATCCAGGCAATGACCTTCAGCGGTGACAAATGGGATAAAAAAGGCGTGAAAAACTGGCTGAAAAAGCACAAATATGCAGATTTCACGATAACGGACATAAAAGCCGATAATATAACCTTTACAGAAGGAAACGGTGAAAATCATATCAATATGCCCATGCAGAAGGAACTGAAGAAAGAAACCCGCAAAGTTCCCGCATCTGCCTTGAAGCTGATGGGTACGGTACCCGTAAAATTCGTTGCTGCGGAGAAGGAAGGCGATAAAAACCGCTTCCAGATACAGGCCAACAGCGGGGGTATCATGCAGCACTGGTATTGGGGCAATCTTGCGGTGGATCTTGACGGCCTTTCAATAGGCCGTGAGGATAAACCTGTATTCAGGGCACACGATACAGACCGCATTGTTGGCTGGACAGACGGGTTTAAGATAGATCCCAAGCTTGGCCTGCTTGCAATGGGGTATTTTTCAGATGTAACGGAAGATGCAAAAGATGTTATGGATCTTGCCGAAGAAGGCTTCCCGTGGCAGGCTTCCGTATTTGTACCGCCCACGGAAGTGGAATTCGTTGAAAAAGGCGAAACCGTCAAAGTGAACGGCTACGAACTGTCAGGGCCGGGTGCGGTATTCAGGAAAACAAAACTACGTGAAGTATCCGTGTGCGCATTGGGCGCAGACGAAAATACTTCATCTTCTATGCTGAATGGATCAGTTGAAGATATAGAACTTGAAATAAACGTACTATCAGAAAAGGAGCATGAAATGGAATATGGTGATATTACCCTTGAAGCACTGAAGGAAAACAGGGCAGATCTTGTGGAGCAGATCCAGGGCGAAGTAAAACCCGATGAAGATACCTTCACAGCCAAGAAAAATGAAGGCGCAAAAGAAGAACGGGAACGCTGCAGCGGTATCCTGACCGAATGCGCGACATTCGGCCTTCCCGAAAGCGCAGCGGGCCTTATAGCAGACGGCAGCACGGTGGAAGAAGCCACGCAGAAACTGAAATCCATCAAGATGGAAGTTCAGAAGCTGTCTGATCCCGGTGACCCGGGTGCAAATCCAGACCCCGATGCGAACAAGGACAAATTCGCAGGCCTTGAGGGTGAAGCCCTTTTCAAGGCGCAGTGGGAACAGAACCACAACGGGTGCAATGACGAATTTGAAGAAGAAGCTGACTATGTTGCCTACTGCAAGGCAGCGAACAAAGGAAAAGTGTCAGTAATAACGGGCAAAGCCCAGGCATAGAGCAAAAGGAAAACGGAAAACCGAATATCAAAGAAACCAGTAATATTTATTCCTAAAACACAAGGAGAAGAACATGACTACATTAGCTGCTGACAAAGCACGGAAATTTGAAAACGTTGACCAGCAGATCCAGAACAGCCTTCCGGTGATAGCTGCAGATATCATCTATTGCGGTGCCCTGGTGGGTGACAACGGAAGCGGATATGCACGCCCGCTGGTTGCAGGTGATTCCTTCTGGGGCATCTGCACAGATCAGTGCGACAATTCGGCCGGTGCAGCCGGTGCGAAGTATGTGAACGTTCTATCTGAATTCTTTATCGTGGTAGCCGTCACGGGTGCCAGCGCGGTCACGGACGTTGACAGCACGGTATATGCTTCAGACGATGACACATTCACGCTGTCAAGCACATCCAACAGCACCGTGGGCAAGGTACACCGCTGGGTATCAGGTACCACCTGCGTGGTGCATTGCCAGGCCGTTTCACAGAGATCTATCTAAACAGCACGGCTTTTGCCGGTGTTTAAAGATCTTTATTATACACTACAGTAACAGGAGATAATCATGGGTGCATTAAAAGGAATCACAACAAAGGGGATCATTGGCAGTTTCTATGCTGCCCTTGACCAGGATCTGGGGCTTGCATGGATTGACAGCCTTTCCCAGCTGATAGAATCCGACCAGGAAAAAGAAACGTATAAATGGCTTGGCCAGGTACCGCAGATGCGGAAAAAACACGGTGGGAAACAGGCCAAAGAACTGAACGTGTCTGACTACACGATCACAAATGAAGAATACGAAGCGACCCTGAAGATAGACAAGGCAGACCGCAGAAGGGACAAGACCGGCCAGATCCTTGTCAGGGTCAGGGAGCTTGCCACCCGCGTTAAATCGCACTGGTGGAAACTGCTTGCCGATCTGATCATAGCAGGCGAAACGGATCTATGCTATGACGGGCAGGCGTTCTTTGACACTGACCATTCAGAGGGTGACAGCGGTACACAGAAGAACCTGCTTACCGCAACGGAAGTAACGCAGTTGGACGTT